ATGACACCACAGAACTGGATGCGCCGACTGGCGCTCATTGAGCAGGCAATTACCGACACGGCGCTCGATTACCGTTTCGGTGATACCTATGCGAAGCGGGGCAAGAAAGATGCCCTCGTCGTTGAACCGCTCACGACCAAAGAGCTTAAGACGGGTTGGGAACACGCCATCGATTTATGGAATTCAACGGCGGACCTCATTGACCGAAAGTGTGACAGGCGGAGATTACCTAGAATTGTTCGAACCGGTGCCATGAGTGCCCGCTTTGAGCCCGCCGATGTGCCACAGTTATGGTGGGTAGTGGGACATTTGGATCGCCTCGATGCACACAAGGCATCGAAGGACCCGGATTTGCAGCCAGGCATTGTGCGCTGGATGGCCGATTCCCTTTTTATGTGGCTATTCCCACAGGAGCTAATTGACCGGGCGGCTCATACGAAAGGCCATATCTTTGATCGCCGACTCCGTCATACCAAGCGAGCAAAGGCCCGCAGGCGTCAGGCTTTCATCGCCGAGGCATCGTTGGTGCTTGAAGATGCGCGGCAACAAGCAGAATTCCAAGAACATTTGCGCTCAGCGATCCGCAAAGACAGCAAGATGCGTCGTGACGTGCGTCAGGACCGCAACCTTGCCGATTTCGATTTTTCGACCGCCCCGCCCGAGGTAAAGGTAGTACAGCTTGGCGATCATAAGGGTTTCATGCTCACGCCGTCATCACACGGCAGGCCTAAAAGGTCGCCTAAATACCCGGAAACTCAGTAACCGCTCCAATATCGAGGATTAATCATGGACCAACCTACAGCTCGCGCTATGGGAGCGCTTTATATTGCTCTGACCAATGCTATGCCGACCGCGGCCGCAGAATTGGCACACGATAGCGTGCGCGACCTCATCCACAATCCGCGCAGCAGTCCCGAAGAACGATGGCTGTATCAAATCATCATCAATGCAATCGATGGTGACGAACACCAACCGACGCAACGCCACTTTGCGGTGATCGAGGGGGGAAATTCCGCTGCATGAGTAGATTCGCGATTATAGTTGAGGGATCGTGCCGGGGCTTTGTGCTCCGTTCTAGGCACCAGTATCAGGCCTATACCGCGGACGAAAAATCCTTAGGCATCTACGATACCGAGGACGGCGCTGTTGCCGCCCTCTTTCCAGACATTACCAACAAATCAACTTGAAAGGACCTAATTGTGAGCCACGAACCTAAACATTATAACTTGCCCGACCACTTACAGCGCATCTACGACTCCTCTGAGTTTGCTGCCGCCATGAAGGAAGCTAATCGCACCGTCGAGCAGTTCCATCGCGATGTTGAGCACGCCCTGAAGGACCTGACCAAGACGGTGCGAGACCGAGAGCTGCACGAATTCGAACGCACGCTCGGCTCGCAAGCTCTCAAGGGGGCCTTAGAAAAGTTCCGCAGCGACGTTGCGACTGAGCTGAAGGCCGTTGTTGCGAAAGCCCGTGCGGCTGAAGTGAAGCACCACGAGGACGCCCTGACGGCGCAAGTTCTCAAGCGGAAGACCGCTTAATCAAAAACATGCGTAGTTTTCTTCGGTGGGTACGGCGGCTGTTTAGTCGCCGACCTGACCACTGCCGCGATGATGGTCGCTGGACCTGGCGCGGGTAATTATTACAGGAGGTAAAATTCATGTCTTACTGGGGCAAGGCAACAAGCTCTAAAATTGTTAACGCCCAAGTTATTCAACTCAGTAGTGCGGTAGCGGTTAACTCATCGCCCTTTACCGCGCAGACTTATCAGATAAGAGTCATATCCCCAATTGCGACCTGGATAAGCATTGGTACATCCACAACCTCAGCCGCGGTTCAGGCGGCCGGGAATGTCTTTCTCGCGGCTAACACCGCATCGGGCGACTACTTCACGGTCACTCCGGGCCAGACCATTTCCTGCATCGCTTTATCTAGTGCCACGACTGGGACAGTTTCTGTTGCGGAGATGTCCTGATGAGCGACCAACTTTACGGCATCGAGGAAACCGAACGCAGCCAGGGCTACACGCCCATGACGGTTGTAAATCCTCTTCCTCGTGAATCCTTTGACGAGGCCGGTCCCGCGCCGGACCCCTACACGCCGCTTTCACCGGCCGAGGCAGCGCAAGAGCTTAACGAAAAGCGCAGCCAGCCCCAGGAACAGGCTGCTGAGCTGCCCGTGCCCGACGAACCTGCCGTCGTGCGTTCCTATAGTCAGCAGTTCGGCGAGCACGCCGGCGAGCCTATGCCTGAGACCCAGACCGTTTCGGCAGAACAGGCGGCGCATGATCTGTTTCTCGCGCGTCAGGCCGACGAGCTTGCTACCAAGACAGCGGCCGACGCCGAGCTGCAACAGGTCGTCGATCAGCTTCGTGGCGATAAACAGCAGCCCGAACCACAAGCGCAGACACCAGAGGCTCCAGTCCAACCACAGCCCGAGCAGACGCCGGAAACCCGGGTTGCTGAAGCCTTGAAGGACCCGGCCGTGCTCGCCGCTGTGAACGAGCATATTACCCAGCACCAGCAGCAGGCCACCAAGGCACAACAAGCTTATGAGGCCGCGGTCCTCCAGAATGCGAACGTCACCCTGGCGAACATCTCAGCTCGGTATCCAGAACTCAGAAATGTTGGGATGGATCAGTGGCCGACTGTGTTGCAAACCCTGCAAACCTCCAATCCCCAGCGCTTCCAGCAAATATCCCAGGAGCTACAGGGCACCAGAGAAAACCTCACGCAAGCCGCCCAGGTCATGGCTCGCCAACAACAAGAGTATAAAGCGCAGGTGGATCAAGCTGTGACGCGGGCGATGGAAAACTTCAATCGAGCCGCCCAAGATGCGGACGCGAGCTTTAACGAGTTCGCAAAGAGGGAAGGCATCTCAAATGCTCATCTGAAAGAAATCCGCTCTGAAGCTTTTGCCATGCTGCGCGAATCCGGTATGACCGACCAGCAGATTGCGGAAGCGTGGAATAGCGACTACCACTTCCGCAGTTTCCCCGCACAGCAAATGATGATGCAGGCGGCCCTATATCGAATGGGGCGTCGGGGACTCGCTCAGAAGGCCGCCCGCGCTCCGATCCCACCCGTTCAACGCCCCGGCGTAAGCGGCCAGTTTGTCGATGCGAAAGACTACAGTACCCAGCAGCTTTCGGCGCGCTTAACGCATTCGGGAAGTTTGAAGGACGCGCATCAGTTGCTAGTCGCGCGCCGGCAGAACAAGAGGTAATGACAACATGGCACAAGATGATAAGCGGCTCTCCGAGATATTAGAGACGGCCCGACGATACCGGGGCGACGACTTCTGGGACCAATATTTGAGCAATCATTTTGCGCGGCTCTCGATGACTCAACGCGCGGATGAACTAGCAAGATGGGATGATCTTATCGAGGCCGAAGTCGGGCCGACAACAATACCGACAAGACAACATGCAGATTTGATCGTGCGTAAACGCCAACTTGAGGATATCCACTTCGGCATGTTGCGGGTTGATCGATGAATCTGGCAGCGGAGATTGCGGCCGCTCATGCCAAAAACGAGGCAGTCGTGGCAACCTCGATTGCTGCGCCACGGCTAGAGCTAGACCCTACACGCCTTCAGCAGTTTGCAGACTTCTGCAAGCAGTACGGAGTCCGTGCGTTACCCGCAGCCCCGGCGACCGTGGCCGCATTCGCCAAGGCGGAGTACACGCGCGGTACTTCTGCCGATGCGATCCTGCACACGCTTCAAGACATTGAGGCGGTGCACTCCAATGCCAACCTCGCCAATCCGATTGCAACGGCGGCGGTGCGTTCGGTGCTGAGCGAGATACTTAAGCTCGACCCGCCGAGGTCGTGGAGTCGGGCGGATCGTTTGGTTTATGCGACCTTACCCATCGAGGCCCAAGCAATCATTGAACGCAGGGCCAAGGAAGACAGTAAGGCCGTCCGCAAAGCTCAGGCCGACGCGGCGGCTCTTAAACATCAACTCGAAGCATTACAAACAAAGGATATTTCAAATGCCAAAGAATCTGAAGGAACTGAATAAGGGCGGACGCGGAAGCGGCCAATTCACCGACGACGAGGTTGCGTTTCTCACGCCGGAACGCGCTAGCCCATGGAGAAGCGACTATTCTGGCGCAAGCGAGAGCGGCACGTATCAGTCACGGCGCTGGGACGATAACACGGGCCCGTTTAGAGGCAGTAACTGGGACGACTCCGAATCGCATGGACTTCGTACCAAAGAAGCCGATGACGCTCAGGCGAGCATTCGCGATATCGGCAACCTTATCGATTACCAGCAGGACCAACCGGGTGGGCGCCTGCTTGGAGGAGGCGGCGCTGTCTCCGACAATGAGAGCGACCCACGCGACTCTTCATGGCGTGGCCGTGGTAGCAAATCCGCCCGCTACAGCAATCCGCTCGGCCGCTCCGGCCAGGGCAACATGAAAGGCTGGAAAAAATAATGGGTTTCCCCCTTCGAAAGAAAGAACGCACACTGGCCGACCTGGCGGACGACATCCGCCGGGTCCGGGCCGAGATTGATGAGCTGGTCGAGCGGCGTGTGGCCGAATTTAAGGCCTCACGCTCGGGCCGTGACCTTCCTATCGGATGGCTCAGGCACGAGATCACCAAATTTGAGTGCCCCTGCGAGGCCGCACTAAGGCTAATCGACAATGGCTGAATTCTGTTTACCCATTCTCGGTTTCGGCGACGAGCAATCGCCGCCGACCGTTGTTACTTGGCGCGACGGCACAGTTTTGTGCCGCGGTATCTTAGGTACCCTTGACGCTGACTATGTGCCCGATGAGCCGCAACAACCATCCGAAAACGTTGTGAGCTTTGAAACCTTTAAGGAGAAACGAAATGCCCTCAAAGAAAAACCTCTCTAACGAGAACAAAGGCGGCAGGGGGTTTGGCGTGCTCGATAAGACCGACCGGCAATTCCTCAGGCCCAATGCGGACACCGACCTTCTATATGGCGAGAAGGCCGTTGGCATGTTCGGGACATCGGACCACCCAGGCGTGGTGAACGACAAATGAGTAACCCCGGCAAACCATTTGTTAGAGGCATGTCGAAAGTCCCCGGCTCTGGTCGCGCTAAGGGTAGCCGCAATAAAATCTGCGCCCGGTTCATCGATGACCTGCATGCAGAATGGGAAAAAAGCGGCGCTAGTGCCCTTGCCATCTTTGCGAAGGAAGACCCAGGCGGCTTTGCCAAATTAACGGCATCGATACTTCCGAAGGAACTGGAAGTGACTCAAACGCAGCTTATGGAGATAGACGACAGTGAGCTTGCAGAACTGCGAGAAGCCGTCAGACGACGTATTGACCAGCGACGAGCTTTTATTGAGCGCGTTGGACCAGGAACGCCAGAGACGATTAATTGAGAATCGACTCGCTTACTTTGTTCCCTATCCCAAGCAGTTGGCCTTTTTTAACGCGGGCGCAAAACACCGCGAGCGTCTTTTTATGGCGGGTAACCGCTGTGGGAAGACGATGTGCGGCGCCGCCGAGATGACGTTTCATCTGACTGGCCTCTACCCGCCGTACTGGGCCGGGAAACGCTTCGATAAGCCGGTGCGTGCTTGGGCGGCAGGCGTGACCGCCGAATCCTGCCGAGACGTTGTCCAAGAGAAATTAGTTGGTCCGCCACTTCGTCGGTTGGAATGGGGCACGGGATTAATCCCCAAGCATCTGCTCGGGGAAATCTCGATGGCGAAAGGTATCAACGATCTAATCGATTCGGTGTCTGTAAAGCACGTTAGTGGCGGCAATTCAGATTTGCAGTTCAAGTCGTACGCCGCACAAAGAGAGAAATGGCAGGGTGTCGGACTAGAGGTCGTTTGGATGGACGAACAGCCACCAGACGATATTTACTTTGAAGCGCTTTCCAGAACGAACGAGACCAACGGAATTGTTTTTACAACGTTCACGCCAATCGAAGGTGTTAGCGGCATTGTCAGAATGTTTCTTCAAGAGGCAGAAAAAATATGAGCCGCGCCATCATCACGGCTACAATCGATGATGCTTTGCACTTCACTGACGCCCAGCGGAAGGAAATCACGGACGCCTATCCCCCGCATGAAAGGGACGCGAGAGTTCGTGGGGTGCCCAGCCTCGGATCCGGCAAAATATTTCCATTGGCCGAGGAACGCATTGTTATCGACCGTCGAGACTTCCCATCTCACTTTGCTCGTATCGCCGGAATCGATTTCGGCTTCACTCACCCGACAGCAGCCGTTGAGATTGTCTGGGACCGCGACCAGGACATTTGTTACGTCACCAAGACGCACCGCCTCGCGGAAGCCAGCCCAATAATCCACGCAGCAGCTCTGCGCTCGTGGGGCTCCGACCTTGTGTTTGCTTGGCCCCGTGATGGCCGACGCGAGACATTGGAAGGTGCCGGTCTTCCCTTGGCAGAACAATTCCGCGCTAATGGACTGAAGATGCTCCACGAGCACGCCCAATTCCAGGACGGCTCTGTCTCAGTCGAGGCGGGCCTGATGGATATGTTGCAGAGAATGGAATCCGGGAGGCTAAAGGTTTTTCGCCACCTAAACGACTGGCTCGAAGAATGGCGCTTATATCATCGCGAAGACGGAAAAGTCTTCAAAGAATTCGATGACCTGATGTGCGCTACCCGTTACGCATTGATGATGTTGCGTTATGCGAAGACCAAATCATTTAACGACAAATGGCGTCGTCCGATTGAATATCCCCGCACGAGCGTCGCATAAAAGAAAACCGCCCCCATTGCGGAGGGCGGCTAGTTTATTAATTGATCGCGGCTAACGCTGCCTTGCCGGTTAGTGGCATTCGCTTGGTATCGCCCGCCTTGTCGGCTTTCAGTTTGGCAATGCGGGCGGTCGTCTTTGCCTTCTTGGTCGCCTCTTGTTGGGCGAGGATTTCGGCTTTTGCGGCTTCGTCTGCCTGATTGAGCCGGGGTCGGATGAATTGAGCGGGTATGCTCAGATCATCCTCAATTGGCCTTGCGGTGACGACCGCAACCGGCTCCGGTGCTGGCTTAGGTTGGAGCGCCTCTAGCTCCACCCTTCGCTTGACGCGCCGGTGAGCCTTCTCAAGTTTGTTGATTGCATTCACCGTGCGGTAGAGCCTTGAACGTAAGCGGTCTAGCGACCGCTCGATTTGTTCGAGTGTCATGTTTCACCTATTCAGTTGTCAAACAGCTATCAACTTACAAAGAAGTATAGCACGACTCGAATCCTTGTTTGTTTGCTCCGTGTTTGCTCGCCACATTGTCACGTTGAAATATCAAACAAACAAATTTCCAAAACCATGATTTGTTTGGTTGAACAAAAGGACGACACAACCACATGACCGACGTTCACAAGGTGACGATTCAAGTCAGGGCTCCGCGCGGTCAGTTCGCTGGCGAAATTGCGGAGGGCTGGTACTGCATCGTGGACGGCTACCTCGTTATGACCGACCAGAGCGGCAAGCCCGTCGATAGCGAGAAGCACACGCTGGGGCCTGGCCAAGACGCTCGCTTGCTCGCCTGTCGTCTGGTGCGCGGGCGTCGCAAGGGGCCGCGCGGCTTCAGCGACAAGCTGGTCTATCCGAGAGCCTGGCGGAAAGTTTGA